CCGTGTTGGAACACATTTTGAGGTTAGCGTATGACAGGAGGGCGGTAGCAAAGTCACCAGCAGTCCGGGAGTCAGCGGATCCAGGTCCGGTGTATGTACTCTTCATGCGGCCAAGATATGTAACCCCTGCAGCATTGAGCAAGCTGGTGTTACATGTGACTTGGGTGCTAAAGGCTGCGGGCACACACTCAACATCGTTGCCTGTACCAGCCGGAAACGGGTTTTCACCCGAATAAAAGCTAGTGGAGGCACCGTTGATGGCTGTTCCAGCAGAGGGCCAAGCGTAGGCCAACATTGTGCGCCAGTCGCCGTGCTCAGTACGCACGGGCCCAAGCAATGTAAGCACATTTGTGGTCGTGAACGTCTTCAAGGTGCGTATGGTATGATACGCGCCAGTCGGCGTGGACAACGGCAAATGGACCGTACTAAATGCATTGAGTCCGTGTTTCACCAGATGTTGCGTTTTAGCAACTCTACTAATAGTCCCGTTGCGATTGCTGCCAACACTCTTAGTGCTAGTTTTAATGGCTCGGGGTTTGGTTTGTTTTCTTCCATTTTTCTTTGGCGACTTATTCTTCTTATTATTAACCATTGCTTGATAACGGGTGCAATTCCCAAACGGTACCAAGTTGTTCCCACAACTTATTAAATACCCTGAATGGTCAAGCGAGAGTTAGACCCAGCGCAATGCTGGGGTTGTGGGAAACTTTGGAAATGCCTGCGAAAGAGTGCAGGGCCAAATCCTTCTCCAACCTCACTTGCGCGGATGGCGCAATGCCGAATGCCTTGAAAAAAGACACCCGTGTAGCTCCACTCGGCTCCAATTGATCGGATCCGCGCACCCGTGGGTGCTTGGACATACGCATGAACCCAGAATCCGAAAATAGGAGGCTGTTGTCACACTTACTCTGGGTGCCGCAGCGCTGGTACATATTGTACAGCGCGCCATAAATCGGCATATCCCCATATAAAGCGTGGCCACCAACCCCGACCTGATAGCACCACTGACGGTATTCGGCTTCGTTTCTAACGCCAAGACCAAGGGCGTCTTTGCCCAGGGCCACTTCTGGCTGGCGCACCATAACCCAGCCACCGTGTGTGTACACAGGCTGCGTCTGGCAAAACTCGACCTCCTCAAATACCTCCGCTATCTTGTCAACTCCCATCTCGAACCCATACCTCAAAAACCAGGGAACCATGCCGTCCAACTTGTGAAAGTCGGCTGCCTCCATGAAAATGACACAATCATCTCCATTATTGGCTAATTCGGCATTAATCCCCAAATCCCTGACGTATTCCCGAACTAGACTGCACATTATCAAGCAGTTGCCAAGCGACGTATTCATGTCGCCACTGGCCCTAGTTCCGTCCACGCGATATGAAACTTTCACCCCATCAACATAGGCAAAACCCTCATTCCGCAATTGAATCGATAATAAGCTACATAGCTCAGGACTGTAACCGAACAAACGTTTGTAGATACTATGCTCCCACTTCAATGCCCCCACACTCACGTGTTGGTCAAATCGACTTGCATCGATCGACACGGCGATGGGACACTTAAATTTGTCCCATTTTCGCCGCAGCTCCATGGCTACTTGTTCAACGGTTAGCCCCTTCATAACTACATGGCCACCATCCTCCCCCCATTCCTCGGCCAATGCACGATACAGCTCATGCTCGACACGACGGGTATAACGCCCTAAGGCGATGTTGTACACAGGCGACCTTGGCTGTATTACGCGGGGAGCCGGATCACACTTCTTAGTGAAATTTAACTTCTCAAACTTCACAAAGGCCTTGATCCGGGCATCCTTGGTCACCCAACCCCTGGTCTCGAATTCATACGCAGCGCGCGTGTAGAGGGCCCTCTTGTTAGCAGCACACTGAGCAACGAATTGCTGGCAGGTGAAACATTCTAACGGTAGGGAGGAAACCCTTTTCGCGATACGTACGGCAACGTGGCCAAGTGCCTTCCACGCCCCCTTTTCTGGCTGGGGCGTCGGTTCCAATCCATCATTGCCCTGAACGTTAAAAACACGTTCGTTCAGGGCCCGCAGTAGATTGGGAAGGTCATTGTTATGCGCTCCAAAGTCAATACGGCTCGAAGTAGAGGAGGCAATTACCATACTTCGAGTTCGTGCGGGTGGGGCACCCACATGCGGCTGGACGCGTATCCCTTTGAACACCTTGGACCCAAAAATGTAATCTGGGTTTGTAGTTGTTCTCGCTTCCATCTGCACGAGGCACCCCTATTTGCGCGGGACGGCCATGAAGCCACCCAATTTCTCGAGTAGTTCATCGTCCTCATCACGCGCTCGATACAAGGCCACGCAAGCCACCTTGTACCAATTACTCTCCTCCGGTCGT